GATAAAGTATATGGTGTGCTAGTATACTGCACTCTTACTTTATCTGCATCGTCGCCCACACCCACTGCTATATTCTTGGTAAGAATATTCAATTTCTGTTGTGGATTATATTGAAGGCCTGTAATCTCGAACCCAATTCTAGGCAATGTGATTGCAACCGACGCCGGATCGTTTCCAGGTACCGCAGCAACTCTTGCCAGAAACTTATCTTTAGGTCCGTATGCAAGGGGAACGCGAATAGACTGAGCTATTTCACCCGCAGAGTTTTTACGCTCTACGGTTAGTTGATTGAATATCGTTCCAAAAGCAATGATAGCTTTACGAATATGTTGATGATAAAAATGCTGCTTCAAAAACATTATGCCGCTGTCCTTACTTGAACTTCGCCGAATGGGTTGAAGGCGGTAAAGTCTACAAAGCCGGCTGCTTGTGCTTCAAATTCGTTTGTCTGGTCTAGAGGGTCAACGTTTGCTGTGCCGCTCTCTTGTAAGATAATCGAGTCTCCGGTATTTGATAGAACATAATCACCGGACTCCATGATAAGTTGCCACCCAAGATTGTCTTGTGTTTTACCATCGGTAATACTATCAATTTCTTCGATCCCAGTATCAATGGTCTCGGAGCTAAATTCGAATACCTGGCATGACATTCTGTAAGTGTAAATCTTTCCTAACTGGTAGAAAGGATTTAGAAAATCTACGTAGTTGATTTGAAAGAACGTCTTTGTCTTGGGAAAGAACAGTAAATCACCTTCCGCTGGACGCTCTGGCAACTGCAAATTTTCTGCATTTCTACCCACAGATTCTTCCCAGCGGCGTCTAGCAACAACAAACGTTGCGGTAGACCTGAACTCGAAGCCAAACTTTGTTAGTAGCTCACCTTCTCCCTCAAAACCTTCTGTATTTTCAAGATACATTTCCAATGGGTATGCTTGGGTAAAATATGATAGGGCATCTTCATATAGAATTTCGTCTTTGTTACCTATAGTTCTAGGAAGATAGTAAACATCATGTCCATAAATCTTCATGCTTTCGATAACCAGGTCCTCCAACAAACGCTGTTCGTTTGTGGTTCCCGACGTATTTCCTGATTGAAAGTAGAAGTTGGTAGGCACGATAAATTATACCGATGTTATCGTAAAGACTGCACTTGCAACTGCAGGTCTCACATAAGGTGTAGTTTGTGCGGCGGTGTATTCGAGACTAATTCTTTCATGATCGCTTAGAGCAAAGCGCAATTCAATATAATCGTCGGCCTCAATATCGTCAATAATCCATTGTTTAGCAAGTAGTTGATATACTGGGTTTACCAACCCACCACCTCTGATTTGAATCTTAACGGCAGTTTCAGCAATGTCATCGCCATTCTTTGCTAACCAAAGAAAAACATCACGCTCGGCATTACCAGTGCTTTTTACTTGCATTTCTAAAAATACTTTATAAGTACCATCGTTGGAAAGCACAACTCTAGATGGTTGGGCAGATGTGACAGTTACATCATCAGTTAAATGTGCAGTAGTATCTGTATACCAGTCAAATGCATACACAGTATTAGAAGCATTGGCTGTTATGTTTGCTTTCTTGTGAAAACATCCTTGAGAGCGATCGGTATTGGATGGAGTTAAAATTGAAATGCCGCCTGGAGATACACCATCTGATCTGCGAAGTTCCCCTGTAGTATCATCATAAAATATCTCTCCCCTGCGACCAATATAATTGGTGGCAACAGTACCACCCATGTTTGCCGTGAAAATTTTTCTAGTTGTTGCCATTTTTTATCCTACCATAAAATCGACGGGAAGTTCCGAACTTAGCTGCATGTCTTGTTGTATCATCCGAAGTTCTTCAACTGCTTCATCATAGACTTGCTGACCGTTCATGACGATGCCACCTGGTAATTGCATACCACCAAATTTTTTCATATTGATTCCCCACTGCTTTTTAATTAAAGCGGTAGCATATTCTTTCAGGAATCTATCATCATACACCTGAGTGTATGTATTTGGATCGACAATGCGGTAGCATTCAACAATAATGAAATCGCCTGGTTGGAATACATCTCTCCAATTACAATGAATTTCTAGCTTATCTGTCTTACGATTATATGCAAATGATCTATCACCAACTAGTAGCATATCAAGCATTGACAAATATTGTTGCATTTGGGTGTAGTAAATCATGTCTGCCGACAGAAGATTATACATGTCATTCATGCGGAATTGATACATAACATCAAACATATTGTTTGCGTTATTCATACCAGAGCTTGGACCGTTTACTGGCAATACTCTGATAACGCCAATAACGGCATCAGGAATAGATACATATCCATTCTCAATATCACCAGGAGTATAAAAAGTTGTGGAAGCTAGTGTTCTACTAAAGCCAGAGGTTTCGCCCGTGACTGTTTCACTTGCAACAAATGTGCCCGATACATCACTAACAGTTAAAGTTGTGCCGTTGATAGAAACAACGTTGCAGCTTGCGCCAGATGTTGCGCCGACCAACAACTCACCGACTGTGAATGATGGGGCCGACAGTCCAGTAAATTTAAGTGTTGCACCCGTAACCTGGTGTTGAAGATAAACTCTCTCAACGCCATCAAAATGAAACTCTTGGAAATACTGCAATGCGTCATCGATACGATCTTCTATTTGATCGTCATCGACGTTAATTTCGATCACCGGAAAACCGAGTCTACGGAGACAGTAATCTATTAACCCTTGTCTTGATGAAATTGCCATACGGTGTCCTCTTTAGGACTATTTATAATGAACCCATATCGTAAACTGGAGGACTTGTGCCAGTAATATCCCCCAGATCGATGGTTTCTGGAATAGTGAAAAAGTCCGGATTATACCCACCAACTTCGATAATACTACCGTCCGTCTTCTTTGAATACAATACGCCATCGGCTAAATTTACAGCAAGTTCACCGACTGAAATATCATTAGCACCTGGTATGGCGCCAGTGGTTTCACTTCTTTTAAGTTGGACAACGGTCGACATTAGTTTAATAGTGTCCCTGCGGCGTCATAGATATTGATACGGAAATATGCGCTTGAGTTTCCATCAAGAAGATCAGCATCAAGTCCTGAACCTGCACCATCTACTGTTTTAATTGCATCAAGCATATTCGTTGCGGTGAATGAACCACCTAGAGCTACAGATGTGCCCGCAAGAGTGATTGCACTATTAGTCAGCGATGAGTTAGCAATATTTGAAAGAGTATTTGATGCGCCACTGATTGTTTTATTTGTTAAGGTATTGGTAGAAGATATAGTTGGAACAACCACACCCTCAACAGCAAGAACACCCGCAGATGAACGTGTTAAAGTAGTATCAGTAGCGTGTCCTAATTCAATACTACCAACACCTAATGCAGTGGAAGTGGAAGCAGTAATACCGCTAACTGGTAGACCAGTAGCATTTGTTAATGTACCAGAAGATGGAGTGCCAAGCGCACCACCCGAATAGAGAACTGTACCACCAGCACCGAAAGCAACTGATGAAGAATCCGTACCAGTAAATGTTAACGTGTTTGACGCTGTTAATGTTTTACCATCAGCGATTGTTAACGTGGAACTAGTTGCTGGTGCAGTAATCGCAACCTTGTTGACAGATGTAGCAGTCGCCACGCCAAGAGTCGGTGTAACAAGTGTTGGACTTGTGGCAAAAACAGCAGCACCACTACCCGTTTCATCAGTTAAGGCTGCTAGTAGTTGAGCAGAAGTGAATGATCCTAGTACCGCTGCGTTGCCTACCGATGTGATATGCCCCGTTAAGTTTGCGTTAGTTGTTACATTACCCGCAGTTAATCCAGATGCTGTGCCCGTTACATTGGTCATTACACCAGAAGCAGGAGTGCCTAATGCTGGTGTCGTTAGTGTTGGACTTGTTAGAGTCTTGTTAGTTAGAGTCTGGGTTGATGTGGTACCAACAACTGGAATGTAGTTAGTTCCGTCTACTGTAAATTCCCAAACATCGGAAGTTTCATTCCATTGAAGAGCAACGTTAGTGGAAGTACCACGTTCGACTTCAATACCAGCATTTTGTGATGGAGTTCCCGCTTCATTACTATTTAAAGTAATGATGTTATCAGCAAGATTGATTGTTTCGGTGTTTACTGTGGTCGTAGTTCCGGAAACAGTTAGATTACCACTAACAGTTAAATCATTGAATGTAACGTTAGATCCAGTTCCAACTGCCTGGCCAATAGCAACTGCACCGTCAGTGATAGTAACACCAGTTCCAGCGCTGAAGTGAGCGCGAACATCTGACGCACTTGGACCAGTATATGTGATCACACCAGTTGTGCTGTTATATGCTAGTGATCCATCACCACCACTATCTGTTACAGATACAGCACCACGCGCAAGAGCATCTGTATA